AAAAATATCACTTGATATTCTGGAAACGGAACCTTCAAGATTTTGGAGCCGTGGCAAAATGATCGCTTTAAATGCTGAACCTTTAGGAACAATTCATATTGATGGTGATGTGTTTTTAAAATCTCCAATGATGATTGATATTCTGGATTTTCAGAACTATGATTTAATAGTGCAATGTGAAGAAAGAATAGGAATTTTTATGAAACATTACTTTGATACTATTCATCATTTCCCTGCATCATTAAATTCTATTCCGGACGGCTTCAATAAGAATCTTAAACATTCTTTGAATTGTGGAGTTATGGGATTCAATAATCAAAAATTGAAAGATGATTATTTGACTGGTTACTTTTCAATGGTTGATCAACTTAAATCAAATCCGGTTTTTATGCAGGAACTTCAGGACAACCCAAAGTTCGAACCGAACATTGTTATTGAACAATTCTTTCTCGCAGGTTATGTGGACCAATATAATTTAAGTTGTAAGAATGTTCTTCCATTAACATCTGATGCAACCGACGAAGTAGGAACGGTAAACGAAATGAATTTTATAGCAAATGAAATCGGATATGCGCACGCTTGGGGAGATACTAAATATTACCTGATTCCTGAAATTCAAAAGAGAATAAGAAATCAGGATTTCAAATTTTACAATAGAGTTTTACGACTTGAACAAAACACTGAGAAATGGCAGACAGAATTATAATTGCAGAACTTGACCTTAATACAAAGGCAATGCAACAATCAAACACAACATTGATTGTACAGATACAGAAGTTGAAAGAAGAGCAAAAGGCGTTGATGAAAGACACCAACAATTTGACTAATGCAACCGATGATCAAGCAAAAACATTTGTCGAAAATGATGCAGCTTTAAAAAATCTCCAAGCTCAATATGCCAATAATAAAAAAATTATTGCTGAGAATATTACAGGCGTTCGCGGTCTAAGTGATGCCATTGGCAAAGAGGTTCAAAGTATTAACGAAGCGAGAAAAAATAATGCTGAACTTTTAAGTATAAGGAATCAAGTAAATGCAGCAACAGAAGAAGGCGCGGCGGCTATTGCAGAAATTAATAAAAAGATTGATGAAAATACGGAATTCATCAGAGAAAATGTTTCTGAAGCCGAGAAGCAAAAAATGACAATCGGTGATTATCAAAACCAAATAAAAAGTGCTTTTGCTGATTTAAATATTTTCAATGGTGGACTTGGAGGTTTCATTGCCAGAAGTCAAGAAGCCGGTGGTGCAGGAAATCTCTTAAAAAATTCCTTTAATGAGATCAAAACCGGTGTTGTTGGTGCAACAAAAGCAGCTATTGGATTTATTGCGACACCGCTTGGAGCCGTTATAGCCGCAATTGCAATTGTTGTTGGCGTTTTATATAGTGCTTTCAAAAACTTTACGCCTATCGTTGATAAATGTGAGCAAGCAATGGCCGCTTTAGGTGCTGTTTTCAGTGTTGTAAAAAATACAATTGTTGGATTAGTTACCGGAACGAAATCACTTTCTGAGAGTTTAGATGGATTAGGTGGAAAAATGAAAGATGCTGCAGAAGCCGCCGCCGAACTGAAAAAAGCACAACAAGATTTGGAGGATTCACAAGGTGCTTTGGAAATTTCGACTGCTCGAGCTAACAGACAGATCAATGAATATTTATTAAAATCTAAAGACAGAACTCTTTCAGAACAAGACAGAATTAAGTATCTGAACCTTGCACAGAAAACCGAACAAGACCTTTATAATCAGAGAAAAAAAGTTGCTGATGAGGAACTGAGACAGGCTCAACAAAAATTAATTGTTGGAACCGGATTGACAGCGGCCGAAATTAAGATGTTGAAGGTAAAAGGTTACGAATACGCAAAACAATTGCAGGATAAATATCTTCTGGATGATAAGGATATCGATAATCTAAAGGATGCTTTGATCAAAAAAGAAAATATTCTGAATGATAGTATTTCCCTTCAGGAAAAAGCGCAAAATAAAATTAATGCATTGTATGAAAAGCAAGACGCGGACCGCGAGAAGGCGGCCGAAAAAGCAAAAGCAAAAGCAGAAGCAGCGCAAAAGAAAGCAGAAGATGATGAAAAGAAACGTCAGGATAATAGCTTAAAATCTATGAATTCTGAATTATCTAAATTCATTTTGAAAGAAAATCAGAAAAGAAAAACACTTGAAGAAAGTATTACATTCGAAGAATCTGTTATGCAAAAAAGGCTTGCAATTCTTGAAAAGGAACTTCAATTTGGTAAAAAAATCAAGTCAGAATATGAAGCAGAAAAACTACAAATCGAGTATGAATCAAAACAGAAGATCGCCGAATTAGCTGTAAAAAATTTACAAGAAGAAGCGGCTTTGTATATGGCACAAAATCAATCCAGGTTGGATGGTGCCAAAACACTTACTGATTTATTAGTTGAAGAAGAAAGATCGAGACAGCAAAGAATCTTTGATAACAATATGGCAATTCTGAATAAACAGAATGAAGCAGGATTGTTGTCGGAAAAAGAATACATAACTCAAAAAATACTTCTACAAACCGATTTTAATAAACAGAAAAAGGAATTAGATGCAAAATACCTCGCACAAAAACGAGAAGAAGAAAAACTTATTGATCAGACAAATTATGAAGCAGACCTTTTAACATTAGAGGAGAGACGTGCATCTGATTTCGAGTTAGAACTTGCAAGACTATCTTATGAATCGGAGGCTAAACTGGAAGCACTCGAAGAAATAGAAGGGCCAATTCGGGAGCAAAAGATTGCAGATAACCAAAAACTATATGATGATGGTTTGATATCCGAAACAGCTTACAATGCTAATAGGATGGCAATAGTTGCTGCGTATGAAAATCAGGTTTCAAACATCAAAAGAAATACCGCCGTATCACAAGACAAAGTTAGATTGGCGGCGCAACAAGCTGAATTAAGCGGTGCTTCTAATGTTGCTGGTGGTATTGCTCAAATAGCTGGCGAACAATCTGCAGTAGGAAAAGCAGCAGCAATTGCTCAAGCTTCCATCAATACTTATCAAGGTGCAACGTTAGCACTTGCAAGCTTCCCTGGTCCAATTGGAATTGCAATGGCTGCTTTAACTGTGGGTGCAGGTATCGCAAATGTCGCTAAAATTATTGGAATCAAAGGTGCTGAAAATGTTGCAGGTGGGTTGGGTGCCGTTGCAAGCGGAATAGGACAAGTAAAAGCGGCTCAAATCCCGAAAGCTGAAAAAGGCGCATTGTTTCAAATCGGAGGCAAACGACATTCTCAGGGTGGAACCAAATTTCAGGGAGAAGATGGGACCGTATTTGAAGCTGAAAAAGATGAACTGATAGGAGTTATGAACCGAAATGCTGCTGCTGCTTTTATGAGTTTTAATGATCGATTCAGAACGTCTGGAAGTAGAACCAACTACTTTGCATCTGGCGGGGTTGTAGCAAGGCAAAATCCTAATTCTGGGTTTGATATGAATGTACTTGCATATAAAATTGGAGCAAATGTTTTTGCAGCTGTCGCAAGTATGCCGGCACCACAAGTTGCAGTTACAGATATTAATGCAGGTCAAAGCAGTTATGCTCAAGTTGTCTCAGGCGCAAATATATTTTAGCAATGAAAATTAAGTACGTTTTTGCAGGTTGGTTGAATTACATTTTCGAAAATGAAGATGTAAATCAATCTGCCAAAGAAAAGGCAAAAATCTGTTTTGATTGTCCTGAAAAAATAAAAGGATTATACGAAAAGGTTATGCCAGATCTAACAATGGTTGAGGTTGAAGGTTTCAAATGTGATAAATGCGGATGCCCGCTTTCGACAAAATTAAGAAGTAATGATAATTGTCCTTTAGGGAAATTTTAAAATGTACAAACACCTGCAAAAATTAGAAGAGCTTAACCTTCTTGACACACTCGTCAAGCAAGGGATTATCTCTATTACTTTAGCAGGTCAAAAGATGATCTATGAAATCTATTTGAAAGAAAAAAATGTAGCGAAAAATAAAACCGAGGCGGTTGTAAATACCAGTATCGAAACTAAAACACCGGAAAGGACTATTTACAGAATTATAAAGGCAATGGAAAATTAATTGATCCCAATCTTATTAAACTTCTCAACTAAGGCTTTTTCATTGTTTCGAATTTCCATAAAGCCTTTCTTATCCATTGCAACTTGACCTTTGTCTTTGCACCATTCCAGATATTGATTGTAATTTTTATCATCATCGATTTTTTTCTGATGAGTTTTTACATAGTCATTGTTTGGATATTTCCGGAACAAATTAATGAACCACCGAACAATTCTGTATGTCCAAAAACATACAAGAAGAATTCCGGCTAAAATGAAAAATTCAAACATATACAAAAATACAATTTACTGACATATTATTGGCAAGGTTTCACATCTTTTTTAGGTCATTTTTGTATCAAAGATTAGTGAATGTCAGTTATCTATCTATACGGAGATATTGGAGTAAATGAAACAGTCGGAGTGAAAGGATTCACTTTGCAAGATGTCATTTCTATGGTTGCCAAATTGGGAGAATTCGAAAGCCTTACGGTACGAATAAAATCCCGGGGCGGTTCCGTACAAGTAGGTAAAGATATTTTCAACTATTTCAGATCATTAGGAAAAGAAATAATTACAATCGCTGACGGCGAAGTTGCATCAATTGCGACAGTAATTTTCTTAGCTGGTACAAAAAGAATAATGTCGAAAGACAGCTATTTAATCATTCATAATCCTTGGGCCAATGTTGAAGGAGAAGCTGATTATTTGATTGAATACGCAAAAAATTTAAAAGCAACGGAAAGCGATTTAATCAGTTTTTATTCAACTGAAACTGGACACCCAAAAGAAGCAATTCAACCTTTGATGAGAGACGAAACCAAAATTTCGGCTGAACAATCAGTATCACTTGGTTTTGCAACTGAAATTGAATCCACTGTTGAAGCTCCATTAGCTTTTATCGGAGAAACAAAAATTAAAAAAGATATGTCAAAAGAACATTTAACAAAAGAAGAAGCAGACAAAAAATTTGGAAAACTTGAAGGAATGCTTAATTCCCTTACTAAACTATTCAAAACGAAATCTGTTGCACTTGTGTTACAAGATGGAAACGGAACTGAATTAGACTTCCCAGATTTGGCAGAAGGTGATGTTCCAAAAGTAGATGATAAAGCTACTGTTGACGGTGCGCCTGCATCGGGTGAATATGTTATGCCGTCCGGTGAAACTTATGTTTTTGCAGAAGGTGTTTTAACTGAAATCAAACCAGTTGCAAGTGAAGAAGGAGACGATGAAGAAAAAGCACAATTGAAAGCCGAAAACGAAGAATTGAAAAGACAAAATTCAGAGTTAACACAGAATCTTTCTAGTGTTCAAGCTTCAGTAAAAGGAATTCAAACAGAAATGTTAAACCTGAAAAAGTCTGTTGGTTCATCTTTTAACTACACTGGAAAACAGGAAGGAAAAAGAGAAGAATTCCAGGAAAACAAAAGCAGATCCCTTTTCAAAAAAGACGAAAAATAAATTATTATGGCAGATATTTTTGACTTAACAGGTCTTACGATCAACCCTGAAGAAGCAACTCAAATCTCACAAGCAGTATTTGAGTACGTTCTTGAATCTGGCGAACTTGCTGACGATCACGACATCCATACGGGTATTCAGTGGAAAACTCAAATTCCTTTTATTGGAGTTCTGGGATTAGTTGGTAAAAAGATTTTGAAATGTAAACCGGATGCAAACGGTAACGTTATTCCCATTTCTGAAAAAATGTGGGATCCAATTCTTATCGGTGACAGATTTGAACATTGCGCGGTGGATGCAAATCCTATGTTTAAATTGTTCCAGAAGCTTAAAAAAATCAATCCAGATTTTTACGATAGAATCGATTCTGATGAATTGGGTGTAGTTGCATCAAGGCTAATTGAGGCAATGAAAGAAATGGTTCAAAGAATCATTTGGTTCGGAGATAAAACAGCAGCTTTAAACACTGGTGGTGGTGTGTTCACGGTTGGAACCGATCTAGGTTTCTTCAATATGCTTGATGGTTACTGGAAACAAATCTTTTCGATTGACATTCCAACAACTTCAAAATATTACGTTCCGATTGCACAAAATGCAACTGCGAATTACACAACTCAATCAACCCTGGCGGATGATTTCGCTTTTACATTGTTCAAAAATATGTGGAAAAAAGCAGATCCAAGATTGAAGCAGTTAGTGAGACAAGGCACCGTAAAAGTAAAGATCCACGCAACAAGTTCGATTGTTGAAAATTGGGAAAACTTTAAAGAAAATAAATCTTTAGGTTTCACTTTGGACAAAGTAGAAGATGGTGGATTGAAAAACTTCTTTAGAAATATCGAAGTGAAAACAAGATACGATTGGGATAGCATTATTGATACATATCAAAATAACGGCACAAAATGGAATCTTCCACACCGTGCATTGATGACAACATCCGGGAATATTCCTATCGGAACGGTATCGACTGAAGACCTTGAAAAAGTAGAATCATTCTATGACAAATACCACGAGGTCAATGTGATGGATTTCAGATTGAAAATGGATGCAAAATTCCTTGAAGATTACTTAGCAGTTGCAGCTTACTAATAGCTGCAACTATTATCAACATTTAATATAAAAAAAAATGGCAGAAGACATTATACCAATCGGCGGATCAACATCTTCAGTTTGTGCAAAAATCTCTAAGAATATTGTAAGAAATTGTGATGATAAACCTGTTGCCGGTATGGAGCAAAGGCTTGTTCTTATAAACTGTGATGATCTACCAGCATCGGGAATTACTTTTAGTGCAGACTATCCGAATTCATTAATTGAGGCTATCAATTTGAACAATGGAAAAACAGGATACGAAGTGACTGGAATCAAACAAATTATGAAGTTTTCAAATGCTTTAGAAGTTAATGATGAAGGCGAAAACGGTATTCCACACAACATTACCGGGATTCGCTTTTATGATCCATCAGAAGCAGCAAGGGACGAGATTAATAAGTTCATTGGAGGTGCGCGAGTTTACGCAATTCTTGAAACAAAATGGAAAGGCATTGAAAATAAATACGCATTCAAATTCTTTGGAATTAAGTTCGGTCTTGAAATTTCTGAATTAACAGAAGCTTCATCTGAAAACGATGGTACAGTGGTAATGTCTTTGAAAACCCCTAACGGATTCAAAGAACCTTATTTGCCGCACATCTACAGAGATACGGACTATACTACTTCATTAACAACATTCAATAACAAGTTTGCTTCTTAATGCAAGTCGATTGGACAAAATATAAGGCGGAAGAAATAAGATCCGGAACGGATCAAAACGGAAACCGCCTTTTTCCTCAATTCGCGCAGGATTATCACAGCGTTTTTCAGACAGATGTTTGTCCAAACTGTAAAGATTTTCCCGTGAAAGTTCAAAACTTTTTAATTAAAATCAAAATGTCAAAAGAAGAATCAAATTTCAAGCTGAAAGAAAAATACGACGGTCTTCCATTAGAATTTGGAAGTCAAGTCTATGTTAGCAATGCTAGTATCACAAATGAAAACGCATTGAAACTGCTTAAAACCCATCCAAAAGGTAAAGATTTATTCCAGACTTTGCCAGACAATTTAGATGCGTTATTGGCTGGATATGGAAGTGCTGCAAATACGACCGTAGATAAACCAACGACTGTAAAAATGTTCGAAAAGGAATATTCAATTGAAGACGTGAAATCTTTGTTTGAAAAAGCTGAAGTGAAATCGAATGCATCAAGTGTAAACGGTCTTCAAAAAGCTTTTGACGCTCAATCAGATGAAGTCAAAGAAAAAATCAAAACATTGTTAGCTGCTAACTAATGTCAAAATTTGTAGGAGCAAAATTAATAGAACTATTCAAAAGAGTGGTCAAATTTGATGCGGGCGTTCAGATTCATCAGAACGGCATTGACAATGCATATCCAGACCGTATTGAAAGAATTATTGATAACTCTCCTACAGCTAAAGCAGGCACTAAATTATTAAGAAAATACATCGTTGGTAAAGGTTTCTCCGGAAACCTCAACGATTTTATTGTTAACAAAGAAAAAAACATCACTTTAAAAGAATTTCTTTTTAAGGTTGCTCATTCGTATTCACGCCAAAACGGTGTTTTTATCCACGTCAATTACAATCTTGCCGGTAAAATCATAAGTTTGGATGTTTTGCCTTATTCGCATTGTAGAAAGGGCAAAAAAGACGATGCAAAGTATGTCGGGAAAATAGCAATCTACGACAATTGGAGCGGTGAAAATGGAGCAATCAAAAAAGATAAAATACAGAGAATAGATATTTACAATCCCCTTGAAAATATCATCACTTCTCAAGTAAATAAAGCAAATGGAATTGATCAGTACAAAGGCCAGGTTATGTTTTACAATCCTGAAGAAACTGATTACCCACTTGCGCATATAGATCCGGTGATGAACGACGCTGATAGTGAATATCGTTCCGGAAATTTCAAAAATCTTTCTTTGAGAAAAGGATTTTTTGGAAAAAAAATAGTTGTTACTCCACCAATGGTTGATGGAGACTTAAAAAACAACTCAAATTTAGATGCTGATCAGTTAGAAGAAAAAAGGCTTGCAGAAAGTGAAAGAGAAAACTTCAGAACTTCTATGCAATCTTTTGTTGGATCAGATAACGCTGATGGTATGCTTCATTTAGAAATGGAGTTTGAAGGAGACGATATTTCAAAAATAATGAGTTTCATTGATGTCAAAACAGACATTAATGACAAGCTTTTTGAGTACACAGAAAAAAGTGCTGCAAATAATATTTGCAAGTCGTTGGAAAATATTCCTAAAATTTTAATTGAAAATCCGGAAACGTCTGTTTTTGGTCAAAGTGGTGAAATGTTGAAAAGTGCAAAACTTTTTTATCAAGAACAAACAGAAGAAAATCGCGGCGGTATAGAAAATAAAATTCTAAAGCCATTAATGAAAATATTTGAAGGTTTCGAATATCCGAAAGATGGTCTAAATATCATTCCGTTAATTGATGTTGAAGTAAAAAGCACACCAGATGAGATTAATAAGTAAATCAGATATAATTGATGTAAGACAAATTTCAAAATCTGTCACTGAACCGGTTATAAATAATTTTATTGATGAAGCTCAATTACTGGACTTAAAACCATTAGTAGGAGAATCATTATATCAGGAAATTATTTTGAATCCTGCTAACTATCAGGACTTATTGAATAATGTTACATACAATTATAATGGTAGTGAAGTTACTTCTTGCGGACTTAAAAGGGTTTTAATCCATTTTGCATTTGCAAGATATGTAATGAACGGAAATCTTATAGATACACCTTTCGGAATGGTTGAAAAACAGTTCCAAGATGGGAAAAATATCGAAAGAACTTCCAAAAAAGAACTATATAAGTACAATCAACAGATTGCCTTCCAATATTGGAATGAAGTTGAAAGATACCTAAACCGAAATCAAGATCTATATCCAAAATGGAAAAATGGACCTTGTGAAACGAGACGAAATACATCATTTAGACTAAATAAAATAACAAGATAATGCCACAAACCTGGGAATTTTCAAATGTTGGTGCAGACTGCACACCGGAGATTGTTATTAATGCAACCAATCCAATTACATCCGGTGAAAAAGTATTGTTGTTTCAAGCTGGGACTGGCTGTTTTGGTCGTCCTGTTATTTTGAGCACAACTTCTGTTAACGGTCAAGCAACGCAACTTGTAATCGGTTTTGGTGATGCTTCAGGCGGTGAGTCTTTGGACATTGACAAGAATTTTGACAATCTGGAAATTATTGCTGCCTGGAATGTACAAGATAGAAAATCCGGATTTATTCAAAATAAATACACTTATGATGAACCAAGGTTACAGGATCAAAATCTAAAACGTGCGCGTTCATATAAGCAAAAATTATTTTTTATTCTTCCAAAATATGATCTTATAAAAGACTATAATCCAAGAATAATAATTGAAAAGTACACACCATCGAAGGGATTTGGTAATAGAAACAAATCAACAGCTGGATTTAAGAAAGCTCCGTTATTATCAAATATACCAGTTGAATCAGGAAAATTTGAAGTTGAATTTCGTCAAGAAGAATTTTTCAGGCTTATGGGTCCTTATGAAAATCCATTCTTAAGGGCAAAAAGTATAAAGAAGATTGGAAGATCGGTTCACAATTTTTTACAATTTAGAATAAGCTTATCAATAAACGGATCAACTTACATTACGCTTCCTGTACTAAAACTAAAAATGCAAGCTACATTTCATAGAAGTGATTCACAAGTAAGAGGTGGAAAATTACCTGATCAGGGCGGTCCACCACAGCAAGACGATAGTGTAATTCCAGATTATCAAGTAGCAATCGGATATCGCAGAATATAAAAATAATATTGAGAAGGAATGGCAATTTTTTTCTTTTAATTAAGAATTAAGTATAAAAAATCTCTTTTAATTAAGATAGTCAGAGATTCCTTCTCTTTCTTTTTTTTAAATAAATCAAATGAAAATGCTATTATCATTTTTGAAATTCATCTTTAAAAACCTCAACAATTTACATACAGGCTTTGGAGTTGATAAGCTATTTGCAACTGCTAAATTGTCAGCAGCTCCGGCTTTTTTCATTGTCATTTGGGAAGGCTTTTCAAAATGGTACATCGTAAACCAGTGGTTTATGGTTTTCGTATTTGTAGCAATAATAATTGATCACATACTTGGATCAATAGTTCACAGGTTCTGGAAAAATGACTGGTCAAATTGGGAAAATCTGAAAGGACTTCTTATTAAGTTGGGATCAAGCATTGCCGGATATTCAATTTTTATAATGATTCACGAAATTTTGAAAGATGTCCCCTTTGTTGCTCAATATTTCAAAGTCGTTATTCAGTTAATGGTCTTCATCTATCCGGCCGGTTCTGCACTTGGTAACTTGAGCATTTTGACTGGTGGCAAATTACCCTCAAAAGGTTTGATTGATAGAATAAAAGGATTCCAGGATAATCTGGAACTTGACAATTTTAAACAGAAAGGAAATGAAAACAATACTGATAATTCTTAGTGTATTTTTCCTACTTGGTTGTAGGAGTAAAATCACGAAAAAAGAAAAATTGAAATCTGAAGAATCCACAGAAATTCAAATTGAAAAAAAATCTGATTCCCTTCAGCAAAACAAAGAAGTCAAAAAAGAAATCAAAAAATCAGAAGTTTCAGAACGTAAAAAAGATACTTCAACCGAAATAGAAGTAACCGGAAAAGCCGAAACAGGTAAACCGATTGAAATTTATGACATTCAGGACGGAGATACACTTCAGGCGCTTAAGGTTACAGGTAACGCAGATGTTCATATAAAAAGTAAACGATCAAATTCGGATAGCTTTAAAAAAGAAAATTCAGAAGTCGAATCTGAAAATTTATTGGAAAAACTTTCGAGAGCTGCTGTTAAAGAAAAGAATTTGGTCAAGGCAGGAAAGGCCATTAAAAACAGCGCAAAGGATTTGAAAGTAACTGATACCTCAACGGGTATTTATATTACGGCTATTACGCTCGGAACGGTCGCAATTATTGTCTTGATCATTTTCCTATACTTCAAAAAAAATAAAAAAGATGGCAAATTTTGAAATAGCATATAAAAAAACCAATATTAATGAAGGAGGTTGGAACCACGTAAAAGGTGATACTGGCGGCGAGACTTATTGCGGTATTGCAAGAAATTATCATCCTACTTGGCAAGGCTGGAAAATCGTTGATGCTTTCAAGACAAAGAACGGAATTGAACCCGGTCAAAAAATAAATGATCCAGAACTGGAAAAATTGAAAAAGCAATTTTACAAATCCAAATTCTGGGATATTATCGGCGGCGATGCAATCGAACATCAAAATACAGCCGATACGCTTTATGATTTCGGCGTTAATTCCGGCAATCCAAGAAGCATTAAGAACATCCAAAAAGCATTGAATATTGCCGACACTGGTAAAATATCCGATGAACTTATAAAAGCAATCAATAACCCATTATCTTACTTATTATGAAAAGTATATTATTAATCCTAATTCTGTTTTTTTTTGTTCTATCCTGCAAAAGAAATGATACA